AAAGTTTTTAGCTTTTTAATATTCTTTGCCTTTGGTTTGTAAATCATAAAACCCATCCGTTAAATGTAGCATTGTAGCTAGGGTATAAATCATCGTTAACATTATTAGTGTACTCTGGGTAGGTAGCCTGGTTAAAACTCATAAAATCTATAAATCTTCTTGAATACCACTCTGCATTTGTTCTTGCTTTCTCAACTAAAAAATCAACTTCTGTTTTATCTACAGTTTGTGCATTTTCTGATGTGTGTTTGAATACACCGCCATTCTTAATTTGGTAAGCTGCGAAAGGGATATAGTTGCTCTGTGCATACCATATTAGCATACTCACAAGAAAATTATTTAAAAGAGTTTTCCATCTTGCATTTGCTGGTAAATCAATTCCAGCTATAATTGCAGCAGTTAACCCCTCATACATTTTTGTACCTATGATTTGTTGTACATCAATTTCTTGAGCAATCTTGATGAATTGTATAAACTTGTCCGTATCAACATTCCCATCAATGATAGAGTTTCTAACTAAATCTGTTCTATTTATAAATAATACTGTAGCCATATTTTTTTATTTTACTCCTGGATAATGACCTTGATTTGGCATATTAACTGGTGCTGTTTCTGATTGCTTTGTACCTCTAGGTGATTTTATATAACTCTTTGGTATTGATCTTGTTTTTTTATAATCAATTAAATCTTCTGATGGTTCTGTATTCTTTTTAAGCCTATATAAGACACGTACCCATTTATGCCTACAATATACACCACCTTTAAATTTAAACAAATCATATGCTCTGCCCTTATGTCCTAGCCTATCATTAACACCATCTCTTGAAGCTGCATCTATACCCTCTAATCTATAAACAACCCCAGCACTTGAGAGTTGCATCATATTTTGACAAAACTCCCTTGATTTGTTATTGTCTTTCATTGCCTTGGTAGAACCAACCGCATACTTGTATCTTATCTTATAATTTTTACTATCTAAATAACTAAACCCATCTGGTTTTGATGTTATTTCATCAGCAAATTTTCTAAAGAAAGACTTTTTTTCTTTAATACATAGGTTTGCCCAATCTTCATCACTTATATCTATATCTAGGTCAAGTTCATCAACTAATTCATATTCATCTGATATTGTTTCACCTTTTAAGTTTTCTAAAATAGCACTAGCCATTTCATCAGTTAGTTCTTGTTTTAATGGTACACAATTTGGTACTTCTTTACCATCTTTCATCTTTGTACCTATCTGCTCGTAACCATCCCAACAAGGTGCTTTTAGTTCTTGGTGAGTTTCACAAGGCATATACCACGTTTTGCCGTCTTCATCGTGTTCGTGGTACCCCTCGCACCCTATCATCTCTGCTATTGCTTGTGCTTCTTCTTTTGTTCCGTATGCTTGTTTGCCGTCAATCTCTTTTAATTGAATAGATGACATATTTTCTTTTATATAGCCACATATTTTAGGTGCTGCTTCTGCTCCGTACCTTTCTGTTTGTTCAGCAATACATTTATCCCAAGGATATTTAGCAAGGTTAACAGACATTTCTACACCAGTTTCTTCTTCAATAGTTTCTTTGTCTTGTAAAGTTTGATCCACCTCTGTAAATTCTAGTGGCTGTAAGGTCGTAAAGTATAGGTTTAAGGCTATATCATTGTAGGCTAGTATTTGGTCAAAGCTATCAATTAAAAGTTCTTGAAATGGTCTTATAACGGTGTTATCCATTAACAAAGATGCAGTCTTTATTTCATCGGCATTGTTACCTAAACCACTACCATCTTTTATACCTAATAACATAGGTGATACAATACGATGTGCAACCATTATTTTTTGTGTGCTTTCTTCACTCAAGAATTGGTACTGGTTGTGAGCATCACTTAATTGTACTGGAGTTATTTCTGCTTGGCTTTCTTTATTGTCATTAAAAGCGAGTATGAATTTACCCGCATTGCTTGTTCCAGAAAACTTCTGTGCTATTTTTGTTTCTATTAATTGTCTTTCTTGTTGGTTTGGAGTGCCATTATTAAAATTAATCAACATCGATGGAGACAATCCATTCATAATGTTGTTCAAATGATAGTTAGATACTTCTTCTTCAAGTTCTGCATATTGCAAACCACCTTGATAGTCTACTGGTGAGTAATAATAGAAACCACTCTTATAAGGTTTTATGTAATATATTTCTATGCTTTCTTTAGACATACCAAAAGCTGGTATTCTTAAAGGATCATCTGTTTTTTTTATGTTTGCCCAATCATTATAATAGTAGTATGCTGGTACAATACCATCTTCATTACATTTTTCTGCTCTTAAAGTCTCAATAGGCATATGCTCTAGTTGAACAATCTTGCTTCTATCCTTTGAGTATATAACTTGAATAGCACATTGACCCATAAGTTTAAGGTCATAGCAACATCTTCTAACAACATCTTTTCTAAACAAAGAAATCATCTGTGCATACTCATTAGGCTTTCTGTTGCTATCGGTAGCATTTAAACCTTTTCCATAGATTGCTTGGCTAATTCCATTAATAGCTGCATTGTTTGTTGGTGAACCATTGTAGCGGTCTATAAGGAACTGAAAATAATTATTATCTGCACCATATTCAATCCAATCTTCACCATTAACTTCTTTAACCTCTGGTGATGTATATGTACTTAAATTAACAAAGCCAAATTCTGAAGATTTAGATGCCTTTGCAAATTGTCCCTTTTCGTTTCTTTTTCTCATATTACAATGTAATCATTATTGCTGCCATTATATGTGGTATACTGCCCCTCATTTAGTTTGTAATGGTCATTTGTTGTTTGGTCAATATCTTGGTCAGTACAAAATATTCTGTCCCTATATATTGCAATGGTTTTTGCAGCATCTTTAAATAAGGTTAAGTCATAAAAATGGTTCTCTACTAATTTAGGAGAAAATACATTGTTAAAACTTACATAATTACCAGCAAGTATAGCGGTAGTTATTGCATAGTCAACACTAACATTTGTGCTATCATCTCGTAACTCCATAGTAAACGTGCTAGTGTACGTTCTTGGTATAACTAATAGATTTTGTGCTGTTGCAGATGTGGTTAATATTATCATCAATTATATAACGTATAAATAAAGGTAATTTGTAAAAACAAAAAAAAAGCACCCGATTAAGGATGCTTTAAATTTTAACTAAATATTAATTACTCTTGACCAGGTAATGCTGGTACTCCAACTGGTGTTGGGTCAATCTGTAATGCAGATGGTGTAACCGCTGCTGCTAAAAAGAACGGTGCTACTTCTTCCATTCCCTCAAATGTTAGCGTAAATCCTGAGAGGTCACCAGCGCTTGCGCCACTAACCACAGTACCTCCCGTGCATTCCATACCATTTTCTAAACCACATAGAAAGCTATTACCATAGTAATCTTCTACTACAATATTTGGTCTAGATATTGCTAAAATTTGCAACTCTGATTGAGTTTTAGCATCTAAAAATGTTAGTGTAAGGTTTAAAGTTTGAGTATAAAATGTCGTTCCGTTTTCTCTGCTACTTGTTACTGTAGTCTCTAAACTAGAATTACCTTTTACGTCATATTCAAACCATACTGATGCTGGTGAAGCATCTACTATAGTTGCTTCTTTTGTTGTTGCATCTACTGTTACACTTCCGATACCACCGAAATCTGCAAAGTAAACACGTTTGATGCCACCAAAGGCACTTTTACAAGGTAGCTGTCTACCCGATGTTAATGTACAAGCCATTGTTTTTTATGTTTTAAAAAAAAAGGGTGAGCAGATTACCTACCCACCCCTTTCAATTGATTAATTAATTACTATGCGTATTCTACTAAATCTGCAGCCACTCCAAACTGGACTGCGCTGGTAAATCTCATAATCATACGAACATTGTTTGAACCATCTAAATCAGCCATATCAAGTACTTTTACTTCTTGAGTTGAGTTTAGTAACCCAGTTCCGAAATACAAGTTGCTACGTTGTGCAGCATACATTTTGTTAGCTGACATTCCTGGGCATACAAAGATTTTTACTCCATTCACCGTTAGGCTTCCGTTGTTCCACCATTGGCTTCCCATATTATTTACACCATTTGCTCCTAGACCATTCGCTCCAAAACCACCTAATGCAGTTACATAAAATTTAGCTGCTGCTGTTCCCATATATAAGAAGAAATCCTCCTTACCATAAAGTGAAGATGGTATTGCATCGGTAACTCTTGCAAGTTCAGTTATGATGTTTAAAGCTGTTAAACCACCACCTACTGCTGCAACTTGTTGTGCTGCTGGAATATCTCCCGCTGCTGCTGATGCTGCAATTAGCTTTTCAAACCCATCAAAAGAGTTGTTAGTTGCTGCTGCTGTATCACCTTGCCAGATACAAAATTCTGTATTCTGTGCTACTTCAGATGCAACGTGTGCAATCATAAAGTCAGAAAACTTTGGTGGCAATGTTTGACCTAAACCATAACCCATTGATTGAGCTTCCCAATCGTTTACAAAATCATACTTACATAATTGTAGGTTAACTTGTAGCTCAGAAGGCTGTAATATCCTCTCTGTCAGGGTAATAGCAGATGTTGGGTCAAAG